GAACGCTCATATTCCATCTGGGCTAGTTGCTGTTTAAGTTGCATCTCAGCTTGCTTGTACTGAGCCTCCATTTGCATCTCTTGTTGGCGAATCTGCTCACGCACCAATGCCGCCTCGGCTCTCATAGAGTCTGGGTCTGGGCCTTGCTGCTGAGCCTGTTGTGCCATTTGTTGTGCTTGGGCTTCAGCTTCTTCCTGAGAACGGATAATGCGCTTACCTACGCGACTAGCTGCTACAATCTCCCTAAAGGCTTCATTGGCATCAATGTGTAGCATATATTCTGGGTTTTGCATTGCTAGTGCCAAAATACGCTCAATCTCTTGCGATTTCATTTGGGCGTCAATGGCTTCTGTAGCACCTGCCAACTCAATCTCAAAGTTGCCTTTGATGCCTGGGTCGTCATTGTACTGCATGTTCCAATGGTAATAGCCCTCAATCAACGGACGGGTTACATAATCATCCCACAATTGCGATTTGTCACGTTGTGTGACATTGCCGATTGTCAGCATCATTGCCTGACCGCTAGCCGTATTATTCGCTTGGGGAATCAAGTTTTGCATAATCATTGGCGATTCTGATTCTAGGTCGCCAAAGTTCATTGCCATTTCTACAACGCTAGCAATCTGTTGCTGGTTGTTTGGTACGTTGAAGAACTGGAAGGCTTCTTGTACATTCTGCCCGTATTCGGTCAGGAACCACAGCTTATGCGGGGCAATCTCCCAGTTACCGTCTGCTGGCTGAATCATTTCGCGGTGGATAACCATTTGCGGGCCTGATGACAGGCCTGCGTTATCTAGGAGCATCTGCCATCCAGACTTGGCTACTCGCTGTGCATCACGCATCATCCACGCCATGCCGTGCCCAAAGATAGAACCGTCATCGGTTTCCCATGGAACCAAGTGGTATGGGATGCGATTATATCCTTCAATGGGCGACAACGATACACGAATTACCGTACCCTTAACAAACCAAACCTCACCGTAATGCTCAATCAGCGGGTCAGCATAGTCCTCTTCGTTAATAATACCTAAATCCAATAAGAACTCTTTTGGAATAGGGCCATGATATTCTTTGACAATATACCGATTTTTAAGGTCTGCATCTGTGGTCAAGAAAGCCAACTCGTTTAGGTTGCCAATGCCTGTAATGCCTTCTGGCTCAGACTCTACGGCTTCTTCTAGCTTCTTGCGTAAAAATGCGGGGTTATGCTTAAGCTCAATTAGCTTTGATTTGGTAAGGGGGTGAACCTCAATGGCTTCGCACAAATCATCCGAGATTAGTGTGTCGGGATCTGGGAAAAAGTATTTGGGGTCTACGCGGAATGCGTTAGGAAACTCTTCGTCTAGGTACTGTAGGTCTGCTACCATACCGCCATCTGTGGTATCTAGCATCTCGTAGAGTTTGCGTCTGTCTACATCTACTACTGGGCCTTTCATAATGCCCGTGCCTAGTAGCACCCAATCACGCATAGACTCGCGGGCTTTATTGCCATACTGCGAACGGATTAGCTGGCCTACAATGGTTTCTTCCATTTTGCGGGCCGACTCGTATTGCAACGCCTTAACATTCTGGGCTGCCATTTGTTCTTGGGGGTTTTGTGACGCTTGTGCTAATTGTACCTCTACTTCATAGTGAGGCATAATGCGGAAGTTGTGGTCTCCGCCCAAGGGGAACTGAATGTCCCGCATACGGGCTACAGCAAGGTTTACCTTTTGGCGAGTAATGTTAACTACAGGCTTAGATTCAAAGTCTGCATCACCAAAGACAAATTGCTTTTTGGTTGAGTTGTAGGAATAAGGGCGGCCTGAGTGTTGTAGGATAGCGTTAATCCACTCAAGCTCTTTCAGGTGTCTGCGAGTAGAAAACTCTTTAAATTTACGCTCTAACACACCACCCAATTCAGATAGCGCCATCTCTGCACGATTCTTCTCGTTTTCTAAATCGTTAACCAGTTGCTGGCGCAATTCTTCGTCAATGCTAATATCTTGTTCTGCTAAAGGCGCTAGGTAATTCTTTTCTGCGTAGCGCTCCATATCTGGCTCATTGATTAGGTCAATTGGCGCTGGTAGCTCGCCCATTCCTACCATTTCTTCTTCGGGTGCTTCGGGGTTAAATGCCATCTAATTGTCCTCTAAATACCGTAATCTCTGTAGCCTTGGATGTTTTCTTCTATTGCTTGTGGGATTGGCTTAGCAATCTTTAAGCCCGTCATAAACGCATAACGCGTTGCCGCCATTAAGTGGAAGTCGGCTTCGTTGTTAATCTTACCCTTATCATTACGGATAAAAGTTCTAAACTCTTTGAACCAAGATTCGGTGTTAGGATTGCGTACAACCTTAAACTTGCCCGCACTCATATACCCGTAAATTTGCTGGAACGCCGTTTCTCGGCTATTGTCAGCAGGTATTACTTTGAGTCCTGCTTGGCGATAAAGTTTCAAAAGCTGTTTACCGTCTACTTGGCTACTACCACCAGCGGCAGGGTCAATAGCCCCAGGGATGTTTAAATACGGATCCTTGGGGTTTCTTCGCATAATCGCAGCTGCGTGTTGCTCTGGGTCTCGTTGTCCCTGTAGATAACAATCATAGATGTAGATTGTGTCTGCATCTGGGTCAAACGCCATCCATACTGCGGCAGTTGCGTTCCAGCCCACATCAAGCCCATAACACCGTCTAAACCAAGGTTTAATCCGAATATTGTCTTCGGCTGATATAAACTCTTCTTGGATTGGGTATACCATACCCGCGCCCATGGCTGGAATGCCTTTGCTTCGAGAGTCCCGTAAATGGGGTTCGCAAGATGCCAACATTTCCTGAATGTCTTCTTCAGACAAATGTGGGGCGTCCCACCATGATGCTTGGATATAAAATCTACTCATCGTAGCTACCCGTTAAAACATTGACGTTTTCGTCTGTTTCGTCTTGTGCAGCAGTCTCCATAAAGTTCTGCACAAACGGGGTTAAGCCTTTCAATGGGGTTGCTGTAACAATAATCAACCCTCGGGTTGTCATGGTACGCACCACGCATTCACCGTACACATCGGCGGGCACTTCCTCATCGCACCAAATAAAATGCTTGGCAGTACCCTGAAATGAGCGTCTACCCTGATCGTAAGACTTAAAGCCTACATAGCTGTATCCGCCACTAATGTGTTTAACTTTAAAACTTTCTACGGCATCAGGTACACCCGCTTTCTTTCTGATATTCTCAATCAGGTGCATAGCAATCATGCCTGTGCCCTCAGACCCTGGAGGGCCTAGTAATTCCTTCTGGACAATATCACGCGTTGTTTGCGAGGTATCTCCGCACGCCCATGCTTCGATGGGGTGATCAAACTTCTTGCCAGGCCACCAATCTGGATATAAGCCCGTCAGATGGCAAGCTAGCTCATACGCACCAGTAATAGACTTACCAGCACGGTTGGCTGCCGAAAAGAACCGCTCTCTATGTTCATTACCCGCTTCAATAAATTTGATATGCTTAGGATAATGTTTGTATGATAAAGGGCCTTCTTCAGGCCATATCTTTACCAAATGCCCACCCACTAAATCCCGCTGCTCCTTTTCTTCAAGCAGCCTGAGCAGTTGCTCTTTTTCGTTGTAGCTTAAAGAAGATACGTTAAATGCCATGTTATTTAAGATCTTCTTTGTTGATTACCCGTAGCTTGGCAATCTTCTCTGTGATTTTTTGCTCAAGTTCATCGTTATTGAGCGCTTTCTCAAACGCATCATCAGAGTCGTGTACAGAGTATTTCTCACTCCAACCAAGACGGGCTTGCACGTTAATGCGCCAGAGGCCAGCATTAAAATCTTTGTTTTCAAGATTAAGCCGCCCCTGACGCTCCCACCATGCCCGAGAGGCTTGACGCCCAAACTCAATAACCTCAGAAAACTCTGGGTCAGCCATTAGCTGCTTAAACAAACGATAGTGAAGTTTCATTTCAAACATCACTTCGTAGTCGCTACAGCCAGACGAGTACAGCCGAAGAATCTGGGCTTGCCAGTCTTCGGGCAGTTTTCCTAATAGCTTCTGAGTTAGGGAGTCAGCCATACTACTCGGCTTCCCGCTTAATGCAAGGAACTAACGAATTGCTAACGTCATCGTTGGCTTTAAGCAATTTAGCCAAAGGCAAAATGGCAGAGCCGCCTTCAGCGTCAACAAGTGCCGCAATGATGGTTTCCGTTTCTTCGCTATTATCCGCGTATACGCAATCAACAACGGCTAACTTAGAATTAACCATATGGTCATACAGCACATTCATTGTGTTGTAGCACGCTTGCTTATGTTCTTCACTAGCCTCTTTGCTAAACGCGTAGCTAATCTTAGTTTCTTCTTTATCAGACATTTATTTCTCCTTGAGGGTTTCATTGTGTCTATCTCTAAAATACACACCTATCACCGTGGATAGTATGCCAACCGTCAAACCATACAACGTAACTACTTGGTTTGTGATTAGCTCTAGTTGCTCATAAATACGAATGGAAGCGTATGTGATAATGGCAACTGCCCATATCAGCAATATCCGCCTAACAAGTTTATGACGTTCAACTAGGTCTTTAATCACTGCCATCGTTTTTATCGCGGGGTACCAACGCA